TTTAAATGACCGGTTCTTGCTGGGTGATTCCAGTTTGATGCCAGTAGCATTTGACCCTCCCTTGCTCAGAGCTTTGACGTGGGCTACATCCTTGCCCTTGCGGGAGACTCCCTCTGCGTCTAGCTTGCGTCTTGCCCTCTGTCGCTCCATTCGGTTGGGGAGTTCGCCCCGCTCTGTTTGGGTCTTGTATTCCTGCTTGTAATCTCTAGCCATTCTTCACCTCTTTGCGTTCAGCTACGGACTTACACCAAGCAACGAAACAATCGATGCAGCAGCATTGCTGACCATTGCGCTTGGCTTCAAACTCTTTTTCACAGTGGAGACATTCCTTGATGTCGTACTTGCGTGCCATTATCTCTCCTGTGATGTGTTTTTATCCCTGACCCACTTCTTAAAATCTGATAGAAGGTACAATTTTTTCCGTGATACAGCTCTTACACTAGGTATGTAAACCGCCTTAGGTGCGTCTACCCATTTATGTTCACGCAGCACTCTCATCAGCAAGTCATGTTCCATGCCTAACCTGTCAGCTATCTCAGGCAATGTGTAAAACGGCTCACGATTTGGCACTGGTCTTATCCAGCCCTTTTGTAGTCTCATTTGCTTCTCCTATAAACCCCGTGACTCCCTGTATACATAGTCACTCTATATAAGTAACTCTTATTATTTGTGTAACTCTTATATTCATTTGTCCCTAACGGGACAAGCCCATTCCTCGGAGTGGACGGACTCAGCCTTATCCTGAGCCCATCACATGTGCGCATTCCCCATCGCGTCCATGACCCGACAGCCGTCCGACACTAGGGCGCTATCTTCGCCACCCGTACCCCTGCTTCCTTGTCTATCCCGCAGTAGGGGGTTAAAACATCTGTCGCTGCCGTTAACCGTCCAACAGATGAGTAATCAAAAACAAAAAAAGCCGTTACAACTGCACTGGGTCGAAACCTCCAAGAATCCTCAGAGGCCAATGCATGTGTAACGGCTTTCAACTGTTGCTTTCGACGACAACAACTTCACTATAACATAAACGGCTGGAGACTGCCTTGCAAGGACGGTTCTAGGAGCGGCGAACCACAGTCCCCATGCGTTTAGGTTGTTGGCCCCATGAATCCAGCATGGGTGACCTGTTCATCGGCAGCGCTACCTTCACAGGGACAGTTGTCACAGGGCTCCCGCTACGCAGTTGCCTTTCGGGTTTGACCAACACGGCTGGGGACTGCCCCTGCTTGTGAGCGGCACCACTTTACTGGTACAGGGTGAGGCGACTCAATCCCCATGCGTGTTAGTGTTGGCTGTTAGTTCCTCTTTTCCGCTTTCGCGTGCCTTCACGGCTCCTCATTTGAACCACGCCTCTCCAGTGGTCACCAACCCCGCAATCATACAACGAGAATACGAACAGTTGACTAGGTAGTTTCCCTAATGTTTCGGTCTGCATGCAGAATGAAAATTTACATTACGCATGGTTAATGTAAATACGTTTAAACGCATGCTTTCTATGCAATCCTACACAGGAAGGCGCGGAAGGCGCGGAAGGCGCAACATGTTTTTTATCGGCGTTTAAATGTACAATCCACTTGCCCCGTCCCTCCCTCGGGGTCATTTGCTATCTCTTTTGCCCCGCTCGGTTAACCCCTTGCGGGGCTTCTTTTTTGGGGCTACCTCAGGGATACAGGAGACCTCTATCTCTGCCCTTGGAGAGTCAGGGTCTAGATGCCAATACGTGTGGCGTTCCTTGACCTGACGGTCGTTCTCATAGACTACACCCTGCATCAAATCCAAGATGAGGCTCTCATCCAAATCAGGGCGGCGTGATGCGTAGTAGATGTGCATCGTGATAGCTAAATCCCCTGTCATCAGTGGGGTTATTGGCTCCCACTGTTGCAGGAAAACGTCCTTGTAGCTGAGGGCTTTCTTGCTCTTTATCAGACGAGAGACTCCCCCAAAGTGGACAAGACGGCGGCTGTTCGCCTTACTGGCAGGTTCACCGAAAATTATTTTTGATAGCACTTGAATTTTTGGTGTACAATCACTATCATTAGGGACGGGAAGCATAAACAACCTTGGAGAAGCAATGAAGATTACGAACAAACACAACCTACCTGAAGCTATCGTGAGGGCTCTCTCTAGAGATGACTACACGAAGGGCAAGAGCGAGTATAGCGTTACGGGTCTGTTGACCCCTCCTCAAGTGGCACTGTTACGCGAACAGTACAGAGACGAGATGGAGATGGACGTTGCAGACAAGATGTTCACCATGATGGGCACTGCCATGCACAAGGTCTTGGAAGAGACCGACATGCCTGAGAACTGCATCTCTGAGGAACGTCTCTACGCCAAGGTGGATGGAACCGCCCTCAGCGGTGCGATTGACATCCAAGAGCAGACACCGGAGGGAGTGGTCATTTGGGACTACAAGGTCACCTCTGTGTGGTCTGTGATGAATGAGAAGGTCGAGTGGGTTGAGCAACTCAACTTATACAAATGGCTGGTCGAGACCGTCAAGCAGCGCAACGTCAAGGCTCTGAAGATTTGTGCATTCCTGCGTGACTGGTCAAACAATGGGCGGGGTGAGAACTACCCTGAGTCATCCATCGTTGTGGTTGATATCCCAGTGTGGTCTGCAACTCAATGCGAGACCTTTGTAAGAGACCGTTTAAACGCACACCGAGTAGCGAAGGCTGCGGTGGCATTCGGAGATGACCTGCCACGGTGCTCCGACCAAGAACGCTGGATGTCGGAGACGACATTCGCCGTAAAGAGAGAGGGTCGCAAGACTGCGATTCGTGTATTAACCGATGCAGATGAAGCCAAGGAAATGGCAGTAAAGGAAAACGGATATGTTGAAGTCAGACTCGGAGAACCCCGCAGATGTGCCGGTGACTATTGCGGCGTTAGTAAATGGTGTCAGCAGTACAAAGCCGAATTGGGGGATAGGAAGGATACATAAAGAGTTGTCTGATTTATATATCAGGCTAAATGAATTGTTAGATGAGTCGCAGATGTTGAAGCATGAATATGTAGGCGATGAAAACGACCATGTCTCAGTAACTCTGCTTGAAGCAACAGATTCTTTAAGTTGTGTCTTAAATAATCTTACGGCAATATTAAAATATTTGGAAGATGATAAATTAGGAGTAACAAATGAATGAACATATATTGAGTCCGGTTGACCTACTCAAGATTAACGTCAACGAGTACACCGAGAAGAAGAACGGCCTGACCTACCTGTCATGGGCAGGGGCATGGGGTGAGGCATTGAAGGCTGACCCTGCGGTCAACTTCAAGGTTGAGATGTTTGATGGAACCCCGCTGATGATGGTTGGTGGCTCATTCATGGTGTGGGTGACCGTCACCATGTTTGGCAAGCCCGTCACCTGCATGTTGCCTGTACTGGACTACCGCAACAAGCCCATCTCTACGCCCAACGCCTTTGATGTAAACACCTCAATCATGCGCTGCCTTGTCAAGGCTATTGCCATGCACGGTTTGGGCCTGTACATCTACGCTGGGGAAGGCGCACCGGAGGATGAGGGGGATACCCCCAAGCCCGACGTTCCGAAGCCTGAGGCTGTGGAGCCAAAGCCAAAGAAGGTGGAGCGCAAGCCCAAGCCTGACGAAGTCACTGAGTGGGACAACAGCGATGCGTCCCGCGCATTGTTTGCAGACTCAATGATTGAGTACACACACATCTGCCAGTCGTTGGAGCAATTGCAAGGTTTTTGGGGCAAGAACCATATACAGCTTGACTCATTAAAGCAAACACACCCTGAGCTTTACAAACGGGTGCTTACCAAGTTCTCTGAACTCAAACAATCTTTTATCAAGGAAACAGAATGACCTACGACTCACCATATCAAACCAAGCCTGACGGTGGTTCACTGAGAGCCACTCTCAGCAAGCCCAAAGATGTATCGCCCGATTACTGGGGTGACATCCACTTCAACATAAAGGACATGACTGCAATCAAGATGGAGAACGGCATGGCTGTCATCAAGATTAGTGGATGGAAGAAGATTGATAAGAACGGCAAGACCTACCTGTCACTCTCAGTCAACCGATGGGTTCCTGAAGAGCAAGCCGCTCCAGCCCCACAAGAGCCCGACTTCCCTGAAGAAGACCTGCCGTTTTGAAGTTGATGAGAAGTTTAAACGCTTCTCATGTTGACTTCAATGGGTTTGCTGGAGTTATACCCAGTAACCCCAAGTTTCTTCCATCAGATTTGGACATGATTCTTGAGAGAAGAGATTGTTTTTTAGTCGGTGAGTGGAAGCGTAGCGGTGAGGAGATGAGTTATGGACAGTTGATGCTACTGAAAAGTTTAGCTAGGCAGTCCCAATTCATAGTCCTAATCATCTCAGGTAACACTGATGATGAAACCATAGTAACCGACATAACGTGGGTTACTCCAAGAGGAAGGCTCAAGAATATTGGGTCTTCATTTGAAGAGTTAAAAAATTTTATCGCCCGCTGGTACAAATGGGCAGAAGGAAATAAAAATGTCTTTTGAAAACACTCCCCAAAAATCCACAGATATCGTGACAGATGCGCCCGCCAAGAAACGTGGTCGCCCTGCTGGAGCCAAGAACAAGAAGCCAGTAGCCAAGAAAGCAAAAGGTCGCCCTGTTAGCAACCCATCGCGTTTAAAGGCTGAACTTGATTTTGCCAATATCCGAGTTGGTCTTTTGCAAGATGCGCTTGAGCGGTCAGATGAACGTTACAAGATTGATATGGCTGGTATGCAAGCAATTATTAGCTATCTTGAGTCCACTCTCAAGGAAGCTTGGGCCAAGTAATGCCGCTTCAGTTTGAATGTCGGAAGGTGGCGTTGAAGCAAGACCGTACGGGTTTTGTTTTGACGCTGGCCTTGCACCCCGATGAAATCCCTGAGGAGCTACTGCGGGATTTTGTTGGGTCGCGGTATGGCTGCGTGATGGTTCGGATTCAAGATGATGAATCACCTACGGAGTACGTTAACCGCGTTAAACAAGCTGGAATGCTGTGCCGACTGCCTGAGTTTCAGCAGTTTATGAGCGAGTCTTACGGCGATAACAAAACTCTGACAGAGGATATAACAGCGACCTTGCTATGCAATATGTGTGGAATTGAGTCCCGAACAGAACTCAATGGAAACGCAGATGCGAAGCAGTTGTTTGATGACCTCATGTTGGAATATCACGAATGGAAACTTAATGCAACACCCTTCTAAGAAGAAGCTATTGCCCTTTATGACGTACCTTGAAGAGGACGAGCATACGAGGCTGAAGAAGTTTGCCAAGTCAAAGAAGATGACGATGGCTGCGGTGGTACGGGAGGGCATCGTGATGCGCCTCAGCGGAGACGAGCAGCCATACCTGTGTGGGTTCAACGATGGACTGACTCAGGCTGACATCCTTGTTAAGGCTCTCCCTGCTGCGCAGATGCGATTCCCTAGCGGGCAATCGTTCAGCGACCTGATAACAGCAGAGTTGTTTAAACATACTATGAAGGTGTAGCTATGAAACTACTGACCGGCAAACGCAACCAGTGCCAAGGTTGCAAGGCATTCTTCAACAGTAATACACCGTTTGACATGCACCGAACCGGTGAGTACGGAGTAGACCGCCGATGCAGAACCCCAGAAGAGATGTTGAGTCTGGGGATGAGTGTAAACGCAGATGGTTTTTGGATAAGCATGAAGCGAACAGAGGGCTCTTGGTTGCCCAAGGAGACACAAGATGAAGTTACTAGCTGATTTCTTTGCGTTGGTAGGGCTGTGTGCCACCGTCATAGTGGCGGGGTTCTACCTTGGCTATACAACCTATCAACCCAAGTGCCATACCTTGGCATCCATATTTACAAAGGAATGCAAATGAACTGGAACCCATTTAAACGTAAAGAGACTGTACGTGATTCTATTGACTTGGTGTCGCGTGTTGAGAAGCTGGAGAGGACTTCAATCACGCAGGCAATGGATGAGATTAAATCTATTCGGCTCATGTTGATGGACATGAACAAAGCGCACCGTGCGCTTGAAGCCCAGTTTAAAGAGTTGGGTAACCCTAGTGACGATAACAAGTGGAGGAAGATACTTGATGCGGAGAGGGACGAGCATAAGCGTACCTACGCCCGTGAGTACTACTACCGCAAGAAGGTGAACCAACCAACAATGAAGCAATTGGCAGCAAAGAAAAAACCCAAGGTGACATCAAATGATTCAAATGTTCAAGCAATGGATTTCTCCCCCGTCACCGCTAGAGATGGCGGCAAGGGAAATGATAAAGGCACAGCGGGAGAAGCTGGAAGCTGAGTCTGCAAGGGAATACGCCGCCGCTATGGTGATGTACCACGATGCCCGCATTGCGCGGCTGTATGACAGGCTACATGAACTGAAGGAGCCAGCATGAAAGAAGACACCACACACATTGACCCAACATGGATGAGCAAGACAGGCGGCTTTGCCCGCGACATGACCCTGCGTGACCACTACGCTGGGCTGGCTATGCAATACATGGGGTTGCCGACAAGAGTCCATGCTACTGGACGCATTGGGGATAACTCTTGGAGCCTTGAAGAAATGAAGAAAGGGTTTCCGTACGAAGACATGTCAACAGTCGCATACAAATGGGCAGACGCAATGCTGAAAGCGAGGGAGGCGAAATGATACTTACGCCACAACAAATGGCAGAGTCGGCGTTGAAAACACTAGATGACGTTGTTGCCGACATCTACCCACCGGAAGAGCGCGAAGAGGCCAAGGCCCGCATCTTTGATGCGTGGAGCGCGGAGATGTTTCAGGGGAGGGAGCAATGAACTTCAAAGAACTATGGAACAGCCAAGCAGACCATCAGAACCAATGGGACAGTTTGGGCGAAGACGAGAAGCTGGAGTTTGCAATTGCGCATGAGCGTGAAGAGTGCGCCAAGGTGTGTGACGCACATGGGTTCTATGGTGTAGCGCCAGCCCGAGAAATCAGAGCAAGGAGCAAAACATGAACGATGATGACACAGACTCAGGCGGGGACTTCTTTGTTGACATGGTGAAGACTGTCCTTGCCATTGGCTTTTTCCTCCTGTTCGTAGTTACTGTTGGTGCAGTTGTATGGGGGTTCGTAGCATGAAGTACCGCAAGAAGCCCGTGGTCATTGAGGCTACGCAGTGGTTCAGCATAGGCGACCATCCAGAGGTGGTTGAGGCAAAAATGAACGGTATGCATATTTACTGGATTGAAACGCTTGAGGGTGGTCACATTGTCAGTTCGGGCGACTACATCATCACTGGCGTGAAAGGCGAACATTACCCATGCAAACCTGACATTTTTGAGATGACCTACGAACTGGTGGAGGAAGCATGAAAGATGCAGAAGATGAAGCGTTTGATGAGATAGCCCGCAAGCAAGGTGCGTGGGGCGGTGGCTTCCCAGCCAAGCGGAAGATGACTATGGACAAAATCCATGCTGAATTCTACGAAAAATACGTCAAATACCGTACAGCCTTCCCCAAGGAATACACAGCACCACAGCCAGCGCAGGAGCCTGTACAGCGCCCGTGGGTAGGGCTGACGGATGAGGAGATTGCGCAAGGCAACAAAGAGTCTTGGGTAACTAAACAAGCGTGGGAGTCGGCAGTCTGGTGGGCATCAGAGAAGTTGAAGGAGAAGAACAATGGATGACGAAGACGATGACATACAGGACTACAAGCGCCCGTGGGTAGGGCTGACTGATGAAGAGCGTAGCAAGATATGGGGTGGAATTATCAAGTACGCACCAAGTGAAATGCGTATTAAAGATTTTGCCCAAGCCATTGAGCAAGCCTTGAAGGAGAAGAACGATGGCCTGTGAAAAACCATGCGCCCTGTGTCCGTGTAAACCCACAACACCGGAATTGCATAGGCACATCATCAGGTCTATGCACACCACCATTACGCGGTCAGGAGGATTCCCTTGCCACCACAAACATCCTGATGCCCATGTACTGACTAGGGAGGCACTAGGAGATGACTACCTGTACCACACAACCGACTGCGTGGGATACAAGGTATGGGGGCTAACGCCCGAGACCAATCCAGCTTTTATGTAAGGAGAAAAACAATGGATGAAGACGACGATGACATACAGGACTACAAGAAGCCGTGGGTAGGGTTGACGGATGAGGACATTGAAACCTATTTGGACTGGGATGATTGGCAGGTAGGAACTGACCGCTCAATCATATTGGGAATGGTCAGGGACATTGAAGCTAAGTTAAGGAGCAAGAACACATGAAGCTATACAACGTACCAAGAAATAGCACAATCGTACTCAAAGAGGGTATTGTGTTGAAGTTCCATCATATAGATGGGATGTACAGTGTATGCACAGACGACGACGGCAATGTGTACCACATCGGTGCATCAGAGGAAGTGGAAGTTAAACCAAAGGAAGAAGCATGAGCAAGCGAGATTTGGCTTTAGATAGCCTGACAAAGATATGCGACATACAGCAGCGGCTGATTAACCAGCTAATTGCAATGGAGCAAAACTCCTATGCGCGGGGGTATGAAGACGGCATGGTGGCGCAAGCAGAGGTAGATATAGCTTTAAACGAAATAATGGTGCAACATGAAGATTAGCGCAACATTTAATGATGAGGAAGAAGCCATCAAGGCCATTCATTCGGGCTATGCGTGGCAGGCCATAAGCGAGATAAGCGAAGCGCTTCGTCAGCACAAAAAATATGACCTGCCTTTTGAGCAGGTCATAGAGAAGATACAAGCATCTGTTCAGGATGCCATGCTGATGATTTACCCAAATTAGGCTTCTTCAGCTTCCTCTTCTTCTTCGTCATCCCAATTTGACTCGACCAAGAGCCACTCGTTGGTCTCTTCGTTGAGCCAGTACCATGCGTCATACTCTTCGTCGTACCAGCAGTAGCATTCTGCGTCCTCGTCATAGAAGTATTCTTCATTTTCATCAAAGCAGTCAACGAACGCTTCAAACTCGTCGTCTTCCATTGCGGCGCAGTTGCTAAAAATCATCATAAACTTGTACATGAGAAAACTCCTATAGGTTGATAACTTGTCCACGAAACTCAACCTGAGTCTCACTCCACTTGTGAACTAACTCAGGCCACAAAAGCTTACCATCCTTGAATGTCAAAACTGCAAACCCAGACCGGTGGTTAAGCGGGTTCCCTTCTCCATAATCAAATTGCGGGCCATAGGGTTCTGCTAGGGTTCCAGTGTCTACACCATATCTGTTACCGTTGTAGTCTGCGTAGGGAGTAACCTTTAAACTGTGGAGGTGACCGGTTACGATGTTGATTCCAGCGCCTACAGTGTTGTTGTGGGCTGCGTGAATCCCAGACTTGTACCGGTGCTTGATGATGCAGTTGGATGTAGGCCATACCGACCAGCAGAACTCCCAAGCCGGGAAGTGGTCTTCTAGTTTAAACCCTTGAACCTCCCGATACTGCGGGGCCTGTGATGCTAGTTTGTTTGCAAATCGGGTATCGTGATTCCCCCATGTGGAAATAAGCTTTACGTTGTGGCGGGCCTCCTTGGCTACCTCTTCAATCTCTCCGTAGTGGGCTTGTACTGCCTTGAGTTCTTCTATGACGCTTGGTGTCTTTGACCAGCCTAACGGGTCATGCCTGCTGATGCTGGCCCCGTCAAATGCATCACCGTTGGAAATGACTACATGAGGTTTCAATTCCTTGATGGCCCACAGTAGACCCCTGTAGGCGGTGGTGTACTCATTAGGCCAAAAATGAGCATCACTGAAGACAATGATGGTTTGGTTCAAAACCCCCAACTCAATCTTGTTCAGAGATGTCTTGATAGGTTGAATGTGTGCAAAAGCTTTGCCACCCTCGTGGAAAGCAACAAGCGGTTGATTGGAGTCAACCTCAATCCTCCGCCTGCGCCTATGAACTGCACGTTCCTCCATCCTCAGGAACTGGGCTACTTTTGCTACAGAGCCTAACCGGTTCCATGCGTCAACAAATTCATCACGCGAAACTTTAGCTTGCATTTGTACCTCGCAAAGTAACTCAAAATCTAACATCATTTTGTGTTAATTTTATGAAAGTTTGTTTTGTTTGTGAAGAAGATATGGTGTCAATTTTATAAATTGTCACCCTACAGAAATCAATGGTTTCTCATAGACAATGCAGTCACAGGAGAACGCAAATGATTGATGACAAAGAGCAGATAGACCGGATGAAGGAAGCTTTAGCCAAGGCCATGAAGCGTGTTCCTGTTTCTGTGATTGGCGGCAGCTACCAGCGGGCCGTTCAGTACAAGTCTGACTTCCTCAAGGCACAGAAGATTCTCAACAAGAAGACACCCAAAATCAACGAACTAGGATGGGCGATTAGCGCCATGAACCATGACTGAACAAATTATTGACTACGCACTTCCCTGCATGAAAGCAGAGCAAGCCCTGAAGGATGCCCACAACGCATTTATTGAGAACAAACTGGACTTGGCTCTGACCCGCACGATGGATGCAATCATTGACGTGCGACTGATGTATGCCGCGCTGCGTCATGCCAAGGAAACCTCTACCGTTTACACAAAGGATAAAAATGTTTGAACCTAGATACCAGCAGATGCTCAAGGACGCAGTTGACCATGTAAGGATTGAGAAGGAAGATTATGTCTTGCCAAATCCAAAGCTTGAGGCGGTTATTGAGCAAATCAGATTTGAATGCCCTGACAAGTTTCATTCTCCCCAATCTGTTGCAGACAGAGTGTTTTATGATGAGCCAGCATCGCCCAAAGCTCCCATTCACCACTCGGGGTTTATACGTCCAATGTCTAAAGTGAATCGTTACTGATGACGTATAGAAAAACCAAACCAATACTACGGGAGATTCTTCTTGGGTACACAGATGGTTTGACTGTCAATGATTTGATTCGGAAGACAGGTATTGATGACCGTCAGATAAGACGTACCCTTGAGGCTATGGATGATGTTTACATTGACAGGTGGTATCTTGCTGAATATCAAAAACCCGCGCAAGCTGTATATTGCATAGTTAATATTCCTGATGACTGCCCCCGACCACAAAAGGCTCATAATGAAAAGAGAACTTATAACAGAAGAATCAGTTAAAACACTGGTGGAAAATTTGGATGAGGATGATAGGAAGGCTCTCTCCTTCTATACACATCTGATGATGAAAGCTTTTGCAGACAAGGACAATGTCAAGGTTGCGATTGTCTTTGACACTGAAGAGGGGTCAGGTGTTGCAGCTATCAACATGACTGCTGCGGAGGTTATGTATGCTCTTGAGAGTTCCCATAAGAACCTCTACAAAGTGATTACTGAAGACATGCCACCCAAGGGAATGCTTAACTAATACGGGGGAAAGCGGATGCTGTGGCGTGCAGTGAAATGAAACACAGACGCAGCGAGTACCCCACCTATATATGAATGAACACGACGAAAACCTCAGAGACCTAGCGGCTATGTTCGCTATGTGCGGCTTGGTGATGCGCAGTGGCTTTGATGCCA